GATGCTGGATCGATGGAAGAGTAGAGAGCCTGGCCTGGCAGATAAATCCCGTGAAATGGGTATGAGTTGGCTTACGATTGCATTCGCATGCACAATGGCGCTATTTCACGATGGGTTTAGCATGGGATTCGGCTCCCGTAAGCAAGAGTATGTTGATAAATTAGGGGATTTAAAAGCTATTTTGCCGAAAGGTAGAATGTTTTTATCTCTCTTACCCGTAGAGTTTAGAAGAGGTTGGACATTACGTGACGCGCCGTTTATGCGGATACAATTCCCAGACACACAAGCCTTTATCAGTGGTGAGTCGGGTGATGGGATCGGGCGAGGAGATAGAGTATCGATTTATGTCGTTGACGAAGCGGCATGGTTGCCACGACCGCAGCTTGTGGAAGAATCCCTCAGTAACACCACTAATTGCCGTATCGATATTTCTACGCCGCGAGGGATGGGCAACCCGTTTGGCCGCAAACGACACTCAGGTAAAATAAGCGTATTCAGCATGCACTGGTCTGAAGATCCACGCAAAGACCAAGCTTGGTACGATAGAAAATGCGCACAAATAGATGACCCTGTGGTTATAGCCCAGGAATTAGACCTAGACTATAGCGCGAGTATGGAAGGTGTATTAATACCCTCCGCATGGGTACAAGCTTCGATTGATGCCCACATTACCCTCGATATAAAACCTACGGGTGCGCGTACTGCTGCGCTAGATATTGCGGATGCAGGTAAGGATAAGATGTGCTTTGGTGGCCGATACGGTGTGTTACTAGAGTACATAGAAGAATGGTCTGGCAAAGACAGCGATACTTTTTACTCTATGGAAAAAGCATTTGAGTTATGCGAGATGCTTGGTTACTCTGAATCTTGCTACGATGCCGACGGATTAGGTGCGCTTGCTAAGGGTGACGCTAGAGTAATAAACGAAAAACGATTAAAGCAAGGAAAGCGTAAAATACGGTTTCGTCCGTTTAGAGGTTCTGGCGCAGTAATTGACCCTGAAAAACCTGTATTTAAGGGGGCTGACGATCTAGGCCGAACAAACGAAGATTATTTTAAAAACTACAAAGCACAAAGCTGGTTCGAGTTGCGACGTAGGTTTTTGAATACTTTTCGTGCAGTAGTCTTGAAACTTCCATACGATAAAGATAGTATAATCTCATTGCCGCGAAGTCTGACTATGCTTCATAAATTAGTCACGGAATTATCACAGCCTACATTTTCACAGAATGACGTAGGTAAAATCATTATTGATAAAACCCCTGACGGCATGGCAAGCCCTAATCTTGCGGATACAGCTATGATGTTATTCGCCAAACAGAAAATACCTACAGGATTTTTCAGTGCTAAAAGAGCTGCTCAAGAGATTGACTAGTAGGAAAGCTGCAAGTGAAGCACCAAAAGCTGCAAGTACTCGTCGTGCTAGATATACCCCGCCGACGGGTACTATGCGCCATAGTCGATTATATGAGCAATTAGTCTCTGCTAATATTCAGCAACCCATGACACTACGCAAACCCACGGCTACACCAGGCATGGCAATGGACAGTGTTGTGGCCATGGACTCGCAATTAAACGGGTTTTCGTACAATACGTACAACGGGATAATGCCCGCGCTACAACTACAGTACTTTTCTAATCAAGCATTTATTGGTTATCAGTTATGCGCCGTACTTTCCCAGCATTGGTTAGTATCAAAATGTTGTTTGATCCCAGCGCAAGATGCAATCCGAAACGGATATGAAATCACAGTTAACGACGGTAGTGACGTGGATTCTGAAGTACTGGACGCTATGAAGAAACTGGACGTAGAGTATAGACTTAACCACAATTTAGTACAGTTCGTGCAGCTTGGTAGAGTATTCGGTATCCGTATTGCTATGTACGATATAGCGTTTGAAAGCATGGACGCACGAAAAGAATACTATGAAAACCCATTTAATATAGATGCCATTAAGCCACATACTTATCGGGGCATATCTCAGATTGACCCATATTGGATGACATTCCAGCTAGACGATGCAGCAGCAGGTGATCCTGCGTCTATTAATTTCTACGAACCGACTTGGTGGATTATCAATTCTCTGAAGGTTCACTATACGCATTTATCAGTGTTCCGTACCGAGGAAGTAGTAGATATCCTAAAACCTACGTACTTTTACGGGGGAATACCGATTACACAAAAGATATTCTCACGCGTATACGCAGCAGAACGATGCGCGAATGAAGCGCCTATGTTATTACTCACAAAGCGTACTTCTGTGATTAATCTAGACGTATCGCAAGCTTTAGCCGAAGAACCAGGCGATGCTTGTGAACCTGGGTTTGAACACCGCATGCAGCAGTTTACTAATAACCTGAATAACTTTGGTATTAAAACTGTAGGATTAGAAGAAACATACTCCCAGCACGACACCACGCTGGCTGATGTGGATACAGTAACAATGCAGCAATATCAATTAGTAGCGAGTGCCGCTAATGTTCCAGCTATTAAATTACTTGGTACAAGCCCTAAAGGTTTTGAAAGTACGGGCAGCTATGAAGAAGCGTCGTATCATGAAGAACTAGAAAGTATACAAACACACAACTTAACTCAGATGATAGAGCGCCACCATCAATTACTTATTCGTTCCGAGATATGCCCACAGTTTGGTATTGCGCCATTTGATACTACGGTAGCATGGGCTGAATTAGACTCTATGACTGCTGAAGAACAGGCGAAAGTAAATAAACTGAAAGCCGAAGAAGATAAAATACTTGTTGAGGTCGGTGCTATCGATGCAGATGAAGTACGTACGCGACTAATCGTTGATCCTGAAAGCGGGTATAGCGGGTTAGAAGAAGGTGCACCGAACCCACAGAAAGATTTAGAAGAAGAACCGGAAGAAGTGCCAGATGATAAACAGGACTACTAAACAAGGTACAGCAATACGCAATAATGTGGCCATCCGTACAAAGTACGAAAGTGCTTTAGAGCAAATCGTACTACAAATGCGAAAAGATACGGAAAAAGAATTATCTATTCTTTTTTGCAGAGATCCTGCAGATATTCAGGTTAAAATACTCACTTTCGATGCAAAACAAGACAAAAGTAAGTCCTTTAAAGCAAAACTAGCTTTAGCTGCTTTGCTACTCAAATTTCAGTTAATGTTTAATGGCTCTGCAAAGAAACTAGCCATGACGATGTTCGCCAATAGTGAGCGATACGCGACAACCGCCGTACGATCTAGCTTGTATGAAATGACCGGCAATATGCTGAATGTAACACCACTATCCAAAATAGGGGTTATGAAAGCAGAAGCTATTGTGGCTGAAAATGTATCCCTTATTAAATCGATACCCCAGCAATATTTTACACAGATTACTAGTACGATAATGCAGGCAATATCCACAGGTGTGGAAACTGACTTGCAGGCTAAAATAGTCAAGCATGGTGATGTATCAGAACGACGTGCGCGTGCGATAGCATCCGACCAGGTGCATAAAGCCATACAGAGTATCGCAATACAAAAAATGCTCGACCAGGGTGTTAAAAAGTTTCAGTGGGTGTACACTTATAGAAGTAAAGAACCACGCGAGTACCATATTAGGCGCGATGGTAAAATCTATAGGTTTGATAAGCCGCCAGGGGGAGAGTTCCCTGGATCACCTATCAACTGCAAGTGTGTGGTGAAACCTGTAGCCGAATTGAGGTAGCCACAGTAGTATCTAAAACAGGCGGATTGATTAGGAGATTAGCAGTAGATCATTGTCACAAGACTGGAAAAATACGGGGGTTGTTGTGCCAAGCATGTAATGTGGGTATAGGGCACTTAAAGGATAGTGTAGAAATTTTACGTGCAGCTATAAAATATTTGGAGTACGATAGGGGTATATTATGATCAATGGATGTGGGTATGCCTTTAGTTCAGGGAAAATCAAAAGCTGCGCTTTCTAAAAATATAGAGATAGAGAAACATGCGCACCCTGATATGTCTAATGCGCAAGCCGCAGCTATTGCTTATAGTGAACGGCGTAAGTCTAGCGATGCAGGAGAAGGTAGCCGTGGTATTACTCGATTAATGCCCGATGCTTCGCACAGAGAATATGACACAAATGGCTGGATTGAGATTATAGATAATCCGATTAGTAAAGTAGGTGTATTTCAGTATCTCGGTGCGAACATAGACCCTTCTGGTGAAATGGGTTTTGATGCTAAAGGAATTTACAATGTGTTTAGACCAGCAGAAGAACTAGCTGATCCCGCATGTATTGAATCCTTTAGATTACTCCCTTGGACCGATGAACATGCTATGTTAGGTTCTGCTGACGATGGTTTAACACCAGCAGAGAAAAAAGGTGTTCATGGTGTTATTGGTGAGAATGTATTTTTTAAAGACGGCTATCTTAAAGCAAATATTAAAGTGTTTTCTGAGAAAATGGCTAAAAAAATACAAGACGGTAAAAAGGAACTTAGTATAGGATATAGGTGCGAATACGAAAAATCTAGTGGGGTTTTTGATAATACTCACTATGATGCAGTTCAAAGACAGATTCGCGGAAATCACGTTGCTTTAGTGGAGCAGGGGCGAAGTGGGCCGGATGTAGCAGTACTCGATAGTCATAATAATTTTACAATTACTTTAGACGGAAAGGAGTTAAAAATGCCAAGTGCCAGCCGCCCCGAAGGTGAGGACAAGTACGATAAGGAATCTATGGATGCTTTGAAAAAAGAGAACATGGATCTTAAGGAAAAGTTAGAAGCTAAAGATAAGAAAGAGAAAGAAGCGGAAGATGTAAACCGCGCTGATTTCGTAAATCGTGCCGAGGTATCGGACAAAGAGAAAGAAGAAGCCAAGGACAAGATGGAAGAAAGCGAAGATAAAGACGACGAAAAGAAAGACGGCGATAAAACAAAAGACAAAAAGCACGGTATGGATACGGCTATTGCTATGGACGCTCAAATTAAAGCATTGAATGCGAAGTTTGATAACTTCCAAAATAACGCTGAAAAGCTGTTATTAGACCGTATTTCTCGTAAAAATGACTTGGCTAAGCGTCTTGCGCCAGTAATCGGGGTTTTTGACCACAAAGAAAAAACTCTTGATGAAGTGCAGCAATATGCTATTAAAAAACTGAAAGATCGTGGCGTTGTTTGCCAAGATGGTAACGAGAGCGGATTCTTAGAAGGGTTCCTCGCTGCTTATCGTCCTTCAGTGAGTAATGTTATTTCGATGGACGCTGCTCCGTCGAGTGATGAAATTTCAGCTTACATAGGGGGCAAATAATCATGGCGTTTCAAACAGTCGTATCTTTGTACACAGGTTCGGGCGTTCCTGGCGAACCGTACACCAATTATCCTATGCGTGCTCAGTCTTTAACGATTGATTCCGCTAGCGCAGCATATAACATTATTGGGTCTACGTGCTTTACCGTACTGTCCCCTGGCTTTGCTCAAGCGGGTAATGGTAGCGGAAACCTCGGTTTTGCTGGGTTCTTATTCAATCCTAAAGTTTACGCATTGCAAGGCGCTGGTGGTAACACACTTAACCCAAGCTTGGTATTACCTAACTTTACACAAGGTGAATTCATCACAGAAGGTACTTTGTGGGTATTACTACCTAATACCGCTAACGTTGGTGATATCGTTGTGTATGATAATGTTACAGGTGCTATCGAATCTATTAGCCCAACCACAGCATTACCAAGTGGAAAAACTTTTGCTAATGCTCAAGTCGATTACTTTGACACAGGTGTCGCGGTTGCTGGTCAATACTTGGCAGTTATCAGCATCACCCCATTAATCGTCGGCACAGCGGTCTAAGGAGAGAAATATGAGAGCTAGACAATCAGTTATACATTCTCACATTGGGCCACGCGATGTGCGTCCTTTGGAGAAAGAAAAGTTTAACCCAAAGTCATTCCGTGATGTATTACGGTTGACTGCAATTGGTATCGGGATGGATGAGGAAATGGTAGAGAAGATGTGTAACTCTGCCTACTACCGTAAATTCAACGATGCTACTTACACAATGGATAGTGTGATCACACCGTTAGTTACAACGCCTAGCATTCAGACACCTATTCAGTTTCTACAAAACTGGCTACCTGGGTTTGTATATGTTATGACCGGCGTACGCAATATCGATGAATTTACTGGTATTACTACAAGTGGGTCATGGGAAGATTACGAAATCGTCCAAGGCATTTTGGAACGTATTGGTACTCCGCAACCTTATGGGGACCAAACTAATATTCCTATGTCTAGCTGGAACACCAACTTCAACACACGTAACGTTGTGCGTTTTGAGGAAGGGATGCACGTTGGTCGTTTAGAAACTGCAGAATCAGCACGCATGCGTGTGGATAATGCTGGGATTAAACGTATGGCTGCAGCGTTAAACTTAGAGATCATCCGTAACTACGTTGGTTTCTACGGTTTTAATAATGGCGACAATAACACTTATGGTTTCTTGAATGATCCTGGTTTGCCTGCATATGTGGAAGTAGCCACTGGGGTAGCTGGTTACACATGGTCAGTCAAAACTTTCTTGGAAATTACTAAGGATATCCGTACTGCTATCGTCCAATTACGTACACAATCACAAGGTGTTATCGATCCAGGTAAGTTAAAGCTAACGCTTGCTTTACCTACGGATTGCGTAGACTTGTTGTCCACAGTAACTGACTTCGGTATCTCGGTTAGTGACTGGTTGAAACAAGCTTATCCTAATATCCGCGTGGTTAACGCTCCTCAGTTGAATAATGCGTATATGTCCGATAACGTGTTCTATCTCTATGCTGAAGAAGTAAATGATGATAGTACTGATGACACCCGAACGATGTTGCAAAACGTACCAGCTAAATTTTTAGTATTGGGTGTTGAGCAACAAGCGAAGGGTTATGTAGAAGATTATAGTAATGCTACTGCTGGTATCATGGTGAAAAGACCGTGGGCCGTTGTGAGATACTACAACTGCTAAGTTATTGATCATATTAGCTGGGTGGTTCAAGCCCAGCTTAACTTTTAAGGAAATTTATGCCATTTGTTTATTCAACATCATCATGCAGCGCATTTTACGGGACATACATCCCTTCTCCTGCTACTGCGCACGCCCATAAGATCGAAAAGAAAGTACTAATTTATGGTAAAGCTAATGTCGCACCTCTTAGGGATAGTAAAACCACGATTACTTTTGCTACCCCATTAGGTGCAGTGACTAAAGTATCGGATCAAGATTTAGAATTTTTAATGACGGTTCCGGCTTTTATTAAGCACATGAAAGCTGGGTTTTTGAAAGTAGAAAAATCTAATAAGCCCATCGAGAAAGTAGTTTCTGAGGGGATGCAAAAGAAAGACGGATCAGCTCCGATTACTCCCAAGGATAAAGAGTACTTGAGAGAAGCGGTCCCTGTAATGAATCCACAGGTATAAACTATGCTCCCATCAACGCTTGTCTTGAATATCGCGTATTTTAGGCAGGCGTTTCCTGAGTTCGGGAACCCTAATCCGTACCCTGATACGATGCTTAATATGTATTGGACCTGGGCTACTTTCTATGTGAGTGATCAAAACTGGGGCTGGTTGCGTAATAAGGCACGCCAGCATTGCTTGAACCTCATGACTGCGCATTTATTGCAGGTGCACAACATCGGGAAATCAGGTGAAGTCCCTGGCATAATAACAGAAGCCACAGTTGACAAAGTTGATGTTAAATTAGAACCGCCTCCGCTTCCCAACCAATGGCAATTTTGGCTAGGAACTACTGTGTACGGCCAGCAAGTTTTAGCTCTCTTACAAGGTAAAGCAGTGGGGGGCATGTATTATGGTGGCCCTCCTGTACTAGCTGCTTTTAACACTGGGGGTTATGGTCCATATGGACGTTACGGTTACTAAGAACCAAGCCACTAATGATGGATTAGACGCGCTTATAGCGGGCGGCTCCCTTGTGGGTAAAATCGGCTGGACAGGCGCTGATATCCACACTAATCCTGAAACTGGTGCAACGCAGCAAATTGCGACTACGGCACTATTAAATGAATTTGGCTATATTACAACTACTCCTCAAGGGAATGCTGCGTTAGTTCCTGCACGCCCATTTTTACGTAATACTATTTCACGAGAATCACGTAACTGGCTTAATGACATAATGCGTGGTGGTGAATTAGTTTTAGATACTAAAATAGCTTTCAGTGCTGTTCTGGAAGGTGTTACGGCAACAGCCGTTACTAACGTGCGTACTACGATACGATCACGAGTAGCGCCGCCATTAGCGCCGTTAACACTTAGGAAACGTTTAGAGAACAGCATTAGACGTGCAGGCGGTGGTATATCCCGTGGAACTACACCTTTGTTAGATACAGGCCATATGTTGAATAGCCTGACGAATGAGGTGATATCCACATGATGCGGATACCAGGTGCTAATGTATTGAACATGGCTTTTAGAGCGATTTTCCGTGACGACTTGCATTATTATCAAGCCAACAGTAATACGCTCAATGACATAGGACAACGGGTTAGTGGATTCTTACCAGGTGTTATAGTCCGAGGTAGCTTCCAACCTGTGGAGCGTCGTAAGTTTGTGCATCTTGGGTTAGATTTCGCTAAGTCATACGCGTATTTCTTTATATCTAGGAATTTCATTGATTTAAATAGAGACGTATCTGCGGATCAATTAGGGTTTCAAGGCAGACGATATCAAATTCAAAGTAATACAAAATGGTATCATATCGACGGCTGGTTACAGATATTATCTGTGGATATCGGATTAGATAGCGGATATACAGATACTATTGCCCTTAGCCAACCTGAGAATTTCAGCAACTCAAATTTCTTGCCGGATGATAATGAGGAGGGTAGGCCGAATGACGGATAACCAACTCATTCAATTATTTTTGCCTATTATTAATGCTGGTCTTATCGCTGACGGGTTTACTGGTGTAGTGGTTTCTCAGATGGACCAACCTACGCAACAGGGTGTATTCAGTGGCCCAGCAGTGTATTTCCAGAAGATATATGACCACAGGTACGGATGGGGGATGACATTCGCTAAGTGGAATTCGAATAGCATGCAGGAAGAGAACCATGAACCCCAATGGCATGAGACTACATTTCAAGTATCAACCCTTGTAACGCAGAATCCGCTAGCGCCAACAGGATACACCGCTGCAGATCTAGCGAATGAAGTAGCTAGCATCATGCAATCTGAAGCAACACGAGTTACACTAATGGCACAGGACGTAGGGTTACTCAGAATCTCTGAGATAACGAATCCCTATTTCCAAAATGATCGTGATCAGTTTCAGGCTACACCGACTTTTGATTTTATTCTGACGCACCTACAGACTAGAATTAGCACAATTCCAGTGGTATCATATTTTGAATCTGGAATATACCGTGAATAATAAGGAGTTTTGAAGGTATGACCATAAACATTTCTCGTTACGTTTCAATTAATTCAGCGGTATTGGGTACACCCATTGTGGCTACCCGCCAGCTCATTATGAACTTATTTACTGTGAATCCTTTAGTTCCTACGCAAAGCTATATCACTTTTACAAGTGCTGCAGAAGTAGGGCAATATTTCGGCACTACTTCAGAAGAGTATTACAGAGCGAGCACTAACTATTTTGGTTGGGTAAGTAAAAATAACACCACACCGTATATGATTCAATTCACTCGTTGGGTTGAAACCGCAGTACCTGGAATTATTTTTGGGTATGGCGCTAATACTTCTCTATCTGCATGGACGGCAATTACGGATGGTTCTATAGGTTTGACTATCGGTGCTGAAACACATGCCCTGACAGGTCTTGATTTTTCTACAGCTACGACGCTTTCTGCTCCTGGGCCTATTGTTCAAACAGGTACTGTATCTGGTGAACCAAGTCCTGTTATTACAGGATTATCTAACACTTCAGTACTAGCAGTTGGGATGACTGTAGCAGGAACAGGTGTTCCTGGCGCTACGACAATTTTATCAATTGATAGCGGCACACAAGTCACTATGAGTGCGAATTCCACGCATAACGGATCAGTAGCGTTTACCTTTACTTCGGCAGATTCTGTACTCAACATATTACTTGCAGCAATTGTAGCAGCAGATGCTGCTGCAGATTGGACGGCTGCAGAAATAACGTATGCTAATAATAATTTTACATTGATTGGCGGTGTAGCTGGACCGGAAGCTATTGCAGTACAACCAGGTGTATCAAATGATATATCCACAATGATTGGTTGGTTACCACAGGCTAGCACTGCTGGTGGGATATATACTCCTGGGGCTATTTGGTCACAAGGTTCTGCGGTAGAAACAATCCCGCAGACCTTAACTAATGCCATGAATGCCAATAATAACTTTGGTACTTTTGGTTTCTGCTATACAGGGATTAATACGAATGCTGGACTGACTCTTGTACAATATACTGCAGCAGCTAACTGGAACGCCGCACTTGTTCCTAACGTACAATTCAAATTTCTTGTTCCAGTTACTTCAGGGAACGCATCCTCATGGTATACTGCGTTAGCAGGTATCGGCGGGGTATGTATGACGTTAACTGATTATTTTGCCCCCGTTACTTTTGCTAGTCAATATCCAGAGCAATGTGATGGTGTTATTGAAGCAGCTACGAATTACAATCCTGGTGCTATTAATTCAGTACAGAATTACATGTTTCAGCAATTTCCTTCGCTTCGTGCATTAGTAGCGAGTGACGCATTAGCGAATAGGTATGATGGGTACAATATAAACTACATTGGTTTAACTCAAAATGCAGGACAACAAATAGCATTTTACCAGCGTGGGAAATTACAAGGTGGCGCGACAGATCCTACCGATAGTGGCGTATATGCGAATGAACAATGGCTGAAATCAGCAATGACAGCGCAGATCATGAATCTGTTATTGTCACAAAGCTATGTTCCTGCTAATACGCAAGGAATAACGCAGTTAACAGCTATCTCACAATCTGTTATTCAGCAAGCATTGCTTAATGGGACTATTAGTGTAGGAAAGCCTTTAACAGCGTTACAGATAAACAATATTACTTTCGTAACAGGAAACAATCTTGCATATACCCAAGTGCAGAACGCGGGTTTCTATCTTGTGTGGACAATCACACCAAGCATTACATACCCTGGCGAATATCAAGCGAATTATACACTTGTGTATAGCAAAAACGACGTGATTCGCTTTGTTCAAGGTACTGATGATTTAGTATAAGGAGCATCAAATGTTTAATATTTCAGGGTACGGTCTTACAATATCGTTGATATGCTCTAATACTTTTCCAGTAGGTATCTTGCTAACTAATTGGCCTGATGACCAAGACCCATTGTCATTCCCCGATGTGGATATCGCAGACGGTGAGACAGGGGTTAATGGTGATTTAATCGTGTGGAGTAAAGGGTCTAAAATACCTTGTACTATTTCATGTATTCCAGATAGCCCAACCGACTTACAATTAGCGGTAATATTTCAAGCTAACCGTGTAGGTGTTAATAAAGTTGGAGCGAGAGACATCATTCAAATGGGCGTTGTACAAGGCAATAATAATATTGGTGCTTTTACAAATGGTATTATTGTTAGCGGCCCTCCGTTCAATGGCGTGCAGAGTAGTGGCCGAATGAAAACGAAAAGCTATGGTTTTATATTTGAATCGCCATACGCGATCTAAGGTAACAGAAGATGCAAATAGCCCCAAAAGAGATACAGATTGATGGAAAAACATTCGTTATCCACAAGTTGCCTGCCACAGTAGCAGTGGAAGTTATGATGCGTAGCGCAGGCAATGCAATCCCTAAAGCTGGGGATTTTGCAGTAGTTGAAGAGATGATGCTTAAGACAATGGCATATGCTTCAATACGGCGTAAGGATTTACCGGATCTACAATTGAATTCACGCGAGTTAATTGATAACCATTGCGTGGATTATAAAACGTATCTCAAAGTTCTTGAGGAGGTACGGCAACATAGCCAACTTTTTGGGATCGCTGGGAACCTCTTGACTTTCTTCGAAAGCGTTATTCAGATGCTCCCAGCGAAGATTGCAAAAATGTTGACGGACGTATCGCTTGCGTCATCGACTCGAAGCTCGCCACCCTCAACGAACTCAGAACAATCTACACATTAGAAGATTTATATATAATGTTGGAGGTGATACAAGTACGCAGGCATAATCAGTGGTTGGCACATGAGCATGCAGCTCAGAAGAGAAAAAGGGGGTAGTTTCTGTGGGTAAAATTTTAGACACTATCACTGTATTCTTTAAGGGTAATACTGATGATTTAAAGAAAAAGAAAAAAGAAGCAGAGCAACTTTCACAGGAAGCTGCCGCTAATATTAAAGCGATAACCACAGCTACTAATGCTACAAACACCGCGCTTGATACTACAAATAAGACCCTCACTACTACGGAAGCTTTGACTGAAAATATTGGTCAAGGCATTGCTGCATGGGTAGTCGCTGCAGACGAAGCGGCTAATGCGCTTAATTCAGCTCTTGCCTCCGATAAAGCACGGCGTGAGCAAGAGAAAGCAGATAAAGCTGTAAAAGCTACTAAGAAAGGTGCTGACGAAGCGGCTAGGTCAGTTAAAAATTTAGCTAAGGATTTTGCTAATGTAGCTCTAGGTGCATTTAATGTGGTTAAAGCCACCGAACGATTTAAAGATGTGGCCTCTACTAATTTAGATTTAGCACAAGCTTCTCGTAATTTTCAACTACCTGTTAAAGAAGTATACGCCTATGGGCAAGCTACGAAAGAAACTGGCGGCGATGTAAATGACTACATATCCACATTAGATAATCTACGTAGGGGTTATCAAAAATCAGGACTTCCTCTTAAAGAGTATCATGATTATTTAGCTCAGATAGGAATAGACTTTGAGAAACTTAATGCTGGGACTGGTAGAAATTTCTTAGAGAGTTTCGGATTTTCTGCTGGCGAGATCAATACGCTATTTGCTACGCCTAATATTTTAGAAAGCATCAATCAATTAGAAAAACAAGCTGGGGCTATTGATTCTTCAAAAGATGAGGTTCTTGCATTGCATACTGCATGGAATCTATTTAATAAGGATATTGACTTAAGTATAACTAAAGTAGAGAACGTATTTATCCCTACAATAACTAAAGCACTTAAAATTTTGACTCATGCTTTAGAGAGGACAGATTTACCGACTACTTTTTCTGCTGGTCCTTTACAAGCAGGGGCTAAGCATACGATTTTAGATTTTTTAAAAAACTCATTTCGATATTTAGATAAAGAGAATTCTAGCAACTCTTTGAGTTTAAAACCATACTCGACTCCATATGATCAACAGCATTATGGACTAGCAGCAGGGGCTGGTGCTAATCCAGCAGTTAAAACTGATTTTACAGTACATGTGGGCGATATTGTTCTCAATGGCGCTAATGTAACTGACTCACATACTTTCGCTACTGAGGCAGTTGGAGCAGTACGCCTTGAGATAGATAACCTACTGCAATATTACAATGATTCGAGGATAGCATAATGCCTAATATCCTACAGTCATTAATACCTTTATTCGGTGGTAAGACAGTACTTGTATCTGATCAAGCAGGCAATGAAGTTTTCCCAGCAGCTAGATTTCTTAAAGTAGAAATTAAACCTGAATCGCGCCCAATGGAGCATCCTGTTGAATCTGGCGCTACGATAACAGATCATAGAATACTATTACCGATTGAAATTGAATTATCCACGGTGTTATCTTCCTTAGATTATAAAGATGTGTACAAGCAGATAGTGGGTTTTTACACAAATGCGACGTTATTAACTGTCCAATGCCGTGCGGGTACTTTTACCAATCAGTTAATTCAAGCCATACCACATACCGAAGATGCTGATCAATATGACGCGATTATTTTATCTCTAAAAATGAAACAAGTATTGATTGCCACTACTCCAACAGTATCTAACTCTACACCATTGAAACCTGCGGGTGGGACTGTTACCGCGCCATTAAGCCCTAATAATTCTCCTTCTCAAGCTAGAGGGCAAATAGGAGATCGTGCACCAACAGGTGCTCAAACGGTAGACGGACAGGCGAAATTGGCTGAATGGGGCATAGTGAAGCATTAATCATAGGATAGATAATGAGACAACTTAATTTAGCATCAATACCTGATCAGTCATTTACTACGGTATTAAATGCCACACGATACGATATTCGCATATTTCTTGCGGGGAATGTAATGTGCTGTGATCTTAGTATTAATTCTGTGGCCATATTATCTAGCCAAAGACTAGTAGCAGGATCTCCCTTCATTCCGTATAGCTATTTAGAAAACGGTAATTTCTTTATCAGCACGTATAACGATGAACTTCCATATTACGAACAATTCGGCGCGACTCAATTTCTACTTTATTTTACGCAAGCAGAATTAAGTGCTGCAGCAATCGGCTCGGACGATTTATTACAGGAGCTAGGTGGTGAATGAACTTGATCCTCGCCTATTAGAAATAGAAATAGAAGTAGGTGCTGATGTCCACAGGTTTTATGGGGACCTTACTATCCGTGCTCAAGGTATGTTATTTGCTAATCCCATATCTGATACTGGTGAAATTACGATTTATAATTTAGATAGGGCTACACAAGACTACATTCTTACGATTACGTCCCCCTATACAACAAATCGAGAAGTTAAAAATCTAACCATATTGGCGGGAAGAAAATCATATGGGACAACACTAATATACAAAGGGACTATATTAGTATCCAATGCTTCACAACCGCCAGATATCGGGATTACGTTTAGATGCCTTTCTGGTGCGTCATTTCAAAACACCAACTACAGTGTGGGGTATAGTGGGAATGTCGGCGCGAATACTGCTATCCAAACACTAGCAAATCGATTAAATGCAAGTACTCGAATACAAGTTACTAATATCCCTAATATCGGGAACTATGCTTTTAGTGGAAATGCGATTGGGGAGTTAAAGTACATAAATAGTTTTGGGTTTGCTACTGGTTTTCTTACCCAAGGCAGAACGAATATCCTAACTTTTAAAGGCTCCACAGTCCCATTGACTGGTACTTTGCGTGTAGTAAGTGAAGCTACTGGAATGATTGGAGTACCTGAATGGACAGAACAAGGTGTTAAAGTTACGTTTTTAATTGATAATAAAACTACGATTGGCGGTGGTTTGCAAATCATAAGCCAACGATACCCAGCGTTCAATGGGTATTATGTGATATACAAACTAGGGTATGATTTAGCAAGTAGAGACACTCCTTTCTATTATATTGCGGAAGCAGCTCGTGTGATTAATCCAGGTGAGGCTATTACGGATACAGGAGCAGTATGATAACTGAAGAAAGCATAGGCAATCAGCCAAGTTTAGCACTTGATTATGCTAATAAAGGAACCCTACTTGGGTCTTTTAATTTCGCTATCGATAAGATAATTCAAGGCTTAGATAATAGGCTCCCTGCGTCAATAGTGTCTTATGATAGAGCAACCAACCTAGCGCAAATACAAATACTGATTCCTATGGTGACTACTGATGGCAGCGTGGTATCTCGCTCTCAAGTAGCATCTGTTCCGGTACAAATGGATGGTGGTGGGGGTGTGGTAATAAGCTTCCCGCTAGTTGCAGGTGATATGGGGTGGATAGAAGCATGTGATAGAGATATAAGTTTATTCCTTCAGACGCTTGAAGTAACCAAGCCGAACACATTGCGAAAATGGTCTTTTTCGGATGCTAAATTCACGCCGAATAATTTTAAAGCATTGGTGGTTAATATCATAGACCATGATGCCGCTGTCATATCCACGCTTGATGGCATGATTAGGATATCGATATCACCAACACTAGGGGTGAGCATAACAAGCCCTACAGTGACGATTAATGGCGGTTTAACACTGACAGGTAATATGACAGGTCCAGATGGTTCTGGTGGTACACTGACTTTGACAGGAAGTCTTGTAGTAACAGAAAAATTCACATGCGGTAATGGGACGTTAACCACGCAATTACAGGTTAATGGAAATGGGGTTGCTTCAGGGACATTCTCGCCAACATGATATCACAATCGATTTTGCCAAGTGTTTCTACTTTTGCTGTTGATCCAGTAACGCATGACTTGTACATAGATTCTACAGGTAGCATGGCTATTGTCACAGATCAACAAGCAGTATTACAAGCATGCCAACAAGCAGCATTGACTTTACTAGGTGAGATGGTTTTAAACACCGACTTAGGTATTCCGTATCTTACTGCGGTATGGGTTGGTGTTCCTAACATGGGGCTATTCGAGGGCGCATTACGCTCCGCATGGCTTGCTATTCCTGGTGTAACAGCCATATCAAGATTAGTCACTAGTGTAGGCAATGTGGTCATCCCTAATACGACAGTCACTACCAATGCAGTGAGTTATTCTGCTACAATCGATACTATATTTGGCGCTGGTGATATTGCCTCAGAGGACATTTTTAATGGCTAGTTCAGGATTCTATACGTACACTGATTCCACGGGTGTTATCACTTCTAATACCGCCAACCTACAAGCGCAAGTAGAAAGCGAATATACCGCTGCATTCGGTGACGGTTTGATATTCTCAGGCAGTACTCCCCAAGGAGTATTAGCTAATGCTGAGACATTAGCACGTAGTAGAATGCTTCAATTAAATGCTACTGTGGCCAATCAGATAAACCCTAATTATGCAGGTGGCGTATTTCTCGATGCTACTATGGCATTGATGGGTTCTTATCGTACATCGTCTAACTACACGCTGGTTCCAGGTAATTTAACAGGTGTACCAGGAACATTGATCCCTGCAGGGTCACTCGTGCAGGATGATCTCGGTAACATGTACCAAACAACATACGCTGTAACACTTGCTGCAGGTTCGCCAGGGACAGCTAGTGTTACAGTTGCTGCAGTAGTAGCAGGCCCACTTGTTGTGGCTGAACATGCTATTAGTATTATTGTGACGAATATTCTTGGTTGGGAAACGGTAGATAATCCAGGTATTCAAGCATCCGTTGGTACAGTGACACAATCCGATGCTGCTGCTAGAACGCTTAGGAATGTAACTCTTGCAGCACAAGGTAATTCATTAACACAAGCTATTATATCTAGCATATATTTAGTCCCTAATGTTACCGATGTATTTTTCCAACAGAATATATCTTCTACCCCTACTACAATCGCTGGTGTGCCGATGGTCGGTAATTCGATTTATGTATGTGAAGCTGGTGGCGATCCTAATGTTGTAGCATTGGCGCTTAATAATAAAAAATCAGGTGGGTGCGCGTATAACAATGCCACTGGTTATATCGGCATAGGAACTATCATAGGTGTAACCACGCAGACAGCTACTACCGTGGTAGGTAGCGCGAATTTAACATCTCTTTCTGTTAGCACTACTGGTTTATTTGTAGGCCAAACAGTAACTGGCACAGGAATACCAGCTAATAGTGTGATTATAGCTATTCTATCCTCAAATAGTGTTGCGATAAATAATTTTGCTACGGCTGCAGGAAGTGGTGTTACGATAACATTTGGAGGTAGCCCATTTATTACAGGACTAGCCACGATTGGCGTAACCACTCAGACTGGTAATACTGCTATTGCCACATATAATGTTACTTCGCTTTCCACTGGTACGGCTGAATTATTTGTAGGTCAAACAGTAAGTGGGACTGGTTTAGCATCGGGCACTACGGTTGCATCTATTGTTAGTAGCTCGGCCATAACAGTAAGCGAGCCCGCTGTTTCTAATCAATCTGGAACTACTCTTACTTTCGGTGCCAGTACGCACTATTCAGATATTCAGCCTCAGATGGGTGTTGGCAGTACCGTAGTTGGCGCTAATATTCCCGCAGGGGCGACAATTGTATCAGTGCTAGATAGTGGGACCTTAGGGATAGAGATAAGTGCGCCTGTTACTGGTTCAGGTTCGGTAACTGAAACTCTTACGATATCTGCAGGAATACCGCAGGATATCGCTGTAACAGATCCATATAGTAATCAGGTCATCAATGTCCTATTTGATAACCCAAGCATTGTCCCAATTGCAGTACAGGTTAATGCTAGCATAAATTCTAGTTTACAAAATACTGTTGGCCTTATAAAACAAGCAGTAGTGGATTACGCCGCTGGAACTATCGATCAAGACCCAGGTTTACAGATTGGCACAGAAGTATCAGTTTTCAATATTGCCGCAGCTATCGGGAATGAATTACCAAGCGTGTTTATAACAAATGTTCAGATATCAAGAATACCAACGATAGCATTTTCTAATTCGTCAATACCGATATCCGTATTCCAGCAAGCCACTATAGAACTAAATAGCGTCACGGTAGTATTATCATGAATACTCGACCGCCTTATACGATACAGCAATTCTATCAAGGCAATCCAAGTCCCATAATAGGTGCTCTTCTGTGGCAATATACTAATACTGTTGCTTTAGCCACATTAGTGCAGACTAAAAATAATTTCTATAATAGCTGGGATGAGAGATTCTGGATTGGCTGGGTTCGGAATGTGTTTAATCTTACTACCGCAAATCAATTTGGTTTATGCGTGTGGTCAATAATATTAGACACGCCGTTGTATATTAATCTTGGTCCTGAGATTGATAATACTGAAATATGGGGCTTTAATGATTACATAGCGTACCCTGATTTAATTAACACATATTGGAACTTTGGTGGCAGCGATGGATCAACAGGCGCTAATTTCAGCGCATCTGCTGATTCCATAACACTTACAGTAGAAGAGCAACGATTCTTATTACGCATGAAATATCTGAAATGTATCTCATACGGTGGGATACCACAGACTAATTATAATTTAAATTGGTTAATGACTGATTCTGTTAGATTAGGTGCATTTATTCCAGATACGCCAGTAGCTGATCCGATTATATTAGCGGGTACTCTTTCTAATGGCTCTCCGATAGTAACAGGGATATCAAGTACTGCCGATTTACGAGTTGGCATGGGTGTTAATGGTACGGGCGTAGGAACTAACAGTACGATATTAACTATCAATAGCGCGACGAGTATCACATTAACAGCGCCAGCAACAGTAAGCAGTGTGGAAACATTGTCTTTCGGACTGCCTACAGCGTGGGTGTTGGATGGCTTGAATATGACTATCACATATCAATTCAATTTCTATTTATCAAAGCAATTACAGATCGCTATACGAGAAGCAAGTGTTTTACCTGATCCTGCAGGGGTAGAAGTACTTGCTCAATATTGGGACGGTTCTGGTTACGTTAATTTCTAGGAGAATGCTTCATGGCTAAGTTTTTTTACTACCCGTTTGCAACGTCAGGAAACATAGCTACAACTCCTGACGCAACTCAAATTAATGGATCTGTCAGTTATAATCAAGGCTATCCAATCGACTATCAACTTCCGCTTGCTAGTAACCCCTCCGCGATACCTATTAGCAGAGCGCAAATGAATGGTTTATTTAATGATATTACTGGCGCTATATTACAGATACAGTCACAGGGGGTATTTACTTGGATTGGACCGAGCACCGATTCCCCGCCACTATATACGGGTAATTTCCCATACCCTATTAACGCGTTAGTTTATTACATGGGTGTTGTTTATCAATCGGCTACTGCCGCTAACACTGATACTCCCGGCACGACAGCTAATTGGGTCCAATTAGCTGCAACACCAGCAGGTAGTTATCTTGAACTTGCTAGCACGACAGTTCCGGCAGGGTACCTTGCTTGTGATGGTACGTCTCACCTTGTGGCCACATACCCGGCATTATTTGCCGCGATTGGCTATCTATACGGGGGTTCAGGTGCGAATTTTAGTGTGCCTCCTTCTGCACGTATGGGCACAGTGGGTTCTGGTGGCTCTCCTGAAAATATATATTCAGGACTACAGGGAACTACGGTAGGGAGCACTGGCGGTGAAGAAACCCACTTAATGCAAGAAACTGAGTTAGTGCAGCATTTTCACTCTATCCCAACAGGAACAGGCGGGTCAGGAGGCTGCGCGGTATTTAATTTAGCGCCTAATGGCTTGGGAGAAACAGGAATTACGCCAGCAATAGCAGCAGTACCATTTAATATTACCCAGCCATCCATGGTCGTGCTACGTTGCATTAAATTCTAGGAGTTACGTATGCCAGCACTATTCAGTGGGTTCCAACCGTTGCTAATCCCGCTTGAGGGATCTCAGTTAACGAATACCCCCGGTGATGCTGGTGGCCTTACGCGATATGGTATATCACAAGTTATGCACCCTGAAGTTGATGTGGCTAACCTATCATTTGAAGATGCGTGCTATTGGTACAACGCGAACTACTGGATACATTACGGGTTAGATCGTCTTGATTCTCAGGACATAGCAAATAAATTAATGTCATTTCTTATAAATGAAAATCCATATAGCGCGGTTCGTTGCATTCAGCGTGCTATTAATCATTGCGGTGGAAATGTTATAGAAGATGGGTTACTAGGAGTTAGTACACTTACTGCAGCTAACGGCGTACATGAACCTTGGCTACTTGACAGATTCAGGATTGAAGGCGCATTATTTTATTTATATAGGGTGAAAGTACAACCTGATCAAGTAAAATTTCTTGAAGGTTGGTGCAATAGGGCATTGGGGTAAATTATGTGGACACTATTTAAAAAATTATTGAAAGATATCTCCACAGGTGTCGATGGTGAAAGCTATGACTGTATCCGGTTATATACCCATTTTGCGGTCATAGCGTATATCGGCTTGTGTATATCGGATTTTGTAATTGCGCATCAATTTAATTACACTGCGTTTGGCACTGGTTTTGCTGCAATCGTTGCAGGGTCTGGTGTTGGAATCATGGCTAAAAAAGAAACAGAACCTAAGGCATCCGAATGAATTATGTAATGCCCGTAATCGTAGGGTTTCTATTATTCGTAACAATTATCCAATACCAGCACGCCCACGAACTCGATGCCGATATCCACATGTATCAACAACAAATAGGCATGCTTAAGATTGATTCCGAAAGGCAAGCAGAGGATACTAAGCTCGCGTATGAATCTGCACAAACTCAAATGCGACAGTTACAGGATAAAACGCAAGGAATACTGCGTACTAAAGTATCTAGTAATTGCGAAGAGAGTATTAAATGGCTAATTCAGCAAGCGCATACTTTATGACGAGATATATTGCAATACTGGTGCTAAGCTTATGTCTATCTACTTGTGCCTCGAAACCTATTCCTATAGCGTACCAGTGTCCGCGTATCATGCTTCCAGCAGACCCCATCCTGGTTATGCAGAAGCTCACCACATCGTCAAGACCGGATCAAGTAGTCAAAGCTTGCTGGTACGACCGGATGGAACTCAGCGGGTGGAATTCCATTGTGAGAAAGCAGTTAAGTAGCGGTTAATATCTCGCACGATTATAGTCACGTTCTTGTTGTAGCGTTTTCTTAAGTTCTTCATTCTCTTTTTGTAAAGCAGACACGAGGCTATTAGCCATCTCACCACCTGCTGCGTTCCAACACGCGATGCGTATAGCTTGTAGTTGATCCCAGCTATATTCGGATATTATCGCAGTGTACTTAAGATACTTGGTATCACCAGATAGTAGCCCGTTAACAGTATCTTTGACTGCTTGTTTAACCCATTGGTTTAAATTCCAACGCTCATTATTCTCTATGCTATAGTGAAAATTCTCTAAAGCTGTATCAGTGAATTCTGTTAAAATTCCATTAATCTTATCACTCAAGCTGTCTTTTGCATTTTCCAATGCTGTAAACATAACATCTATTTCTGTCGTAATTTCCGGTGCGAGTTCCATCATTCAACCTCATGTCTCGCCAAGCAGCCTTTTGGTTCGCTTAGCATATGTCTACTGTAGCCACTGTAGTGCTTGTCCCAGGAGCCGTATATTTCTTCCATCTTACGTTGCGCTTTCTTATTTGATGTAGCCGTTATTTCTACCCAATGTCCACAGTGTTTATGTGTACGATAAAACGTGAAGTAATGTGTCCATGCTTCCATGCTAAGACCCTCAATTCATAGTTTGTCGTTTATCTTCGTTAATATTAGTAATATTAATCCGTAATGACTCTACTAAAACACCAAGATATTCTTCTACTGTAATACACTCCATATTATGGTCAATAGCGTACTCTTGTAATGCTACAATGACCCTAGCCATATCTTGAATAGCACAATTAAATTGTGTGGACATGCCTTCATTAATAGTTGCATTCGGCAATTCTGAACGTATTATGTTATTAACATGCGCCCATCTCGATTGCATATATTTACTACCCACATCAATAGCTATTTTAAATATTACGTCCTCTCTATCCACCATCGTATAAACCTGCCTGAAAACAAAATAGCGCAAGCATAGCTAATATCAAAACTATTAGATTACGTATGAAACGGTTGTACCAAGTGTGTGGTGATAACTCCATAAGAAGAGTACCGCTTGATAATATGAATAATATAGATAGCAATAAACATGTTACGCGTATTTTAATATCGATCATGGTATGAATCCTAAAGCTATTGCTGCGACACCGTAAGTTAACGTTATGGTGCACAAGGTCTGTATTAATATGCTTTGAGTAGCGAATATCCCATGAGAACTACATACTAATACAAAACATCCGATAACCACGTATATCATTCTTGCTATTAACGCGCGCATATCATTCATTCGCATCGAACTCCGGTTCTTGTTTACGAATCTCATCTCTAAGATACCAATGTGCTTTTTTCAATTGTTCTTGCCTGTCGCCTTTGTGATCTGCACGCCATAAGTATTTAACCACATTGCCTATATTAAAATTCATATGCCTAGTAACATCGATACACTGGATAGGTTTACCGCATGCACAACGCGCACCTAAAGATTTATAATGCTGTGGATTTATCGTATCTGCAAACCCTGGGTCTTGTTGAACTACAAAAGTATATCTCCTTTTACATTCATGTCGCGTTAATTCTGCTACGGTGTCAAATGATTCTGGACAATTAGTGCATGTGTACTTATTCACTGTTCTACCTCGAAAGATATAGTTTTAATGTATCGTTCTGGATGTGTCTTTGAGTTGGTAGCTTCTTCTTCAGAAAAATATATCCCGCTTAATTCTAAGCCTTGATCGTCATTATATAGATTAGCCCAATATGTTTTTACTTTAACATCCATACTCAAGTCGTAACTAGATTCAATACCATCTAACCAATATTTTCCTTCTCTAGTATACTCGGTTAGGATATCGTCACCCTCTACTAGTCCAACAACAGGGCGTTTTATACCCGATGAAAATAAATGTAACTCCGACAGAGTTCTTCCATCTTTGGTTTTTACAGGCTTACCTGCTATAGCTTTAGCTAGATCAAATTTCGTCATCTTCAATCTCCTCATTAGTGCTTATAGTAGCACTATCTATTCAAGGGGTCAATAGCTTGTATTTGACCATGGCTTGGTAATAATTATATGTATCGTAAGTTATTCCGCTGAAAGGTTGCCAACCTTTGGAAATATATTCATTAACTGTTCTGCGAAGATCTATATGTGACTTCCAATATAGTATTTCATATTCAATTATTTCTGGCGGCATTGTTGTTCCTTGTCTTCTAATAAAAATTCTTCATATTCGCCGCAATATGAAACACTGCTTTCATTAACTTTTTTTAGTGAACACCAACCATCTTTTTGTCGTTCAATAATTTCATAACCTGATCCGAAAATAGGGTGTGTATATGTTATTGGCATATCGCTCTCGCTGTTGGTTATTTAAGTAAATCCTTATATTCTTCGGCTATATCTGGATTTTTCAATATATGATCGAATGACGCGCCTTTGCATTGCGCAAGATAGACAAGTTCGTTAACCAGTATCACTAACGATTTTAGAATTCTTCTTTCGTTTTTGGTCATTTGCAGATCCTCTTAAATTCTTTTTGATCTAACCAATATATACCTAAGCATAATTTCATCATTGTGCGATGAAACCAACTGGGTTTATCCTGCATGTGTATAGATAATTCTGGGGGCTTTCTGCTTCCTATGCACCAACAGCCTGCTTTTTCAGTCATTTGTGGAGTTCCTTGTATTGCCATTCGATTTCGCGTAATTCTTTCATACGTCTATTTAATTGACGTAAAAGCCGCCCACCCATTCATAGTTTCCGAAACTCCGCTTCTACTTCTTGTGTTAATGCTAGCGCCCACTCTAAACCAAGTATCCCCTCACGCATGCGGTACTGATGCTCTGGCGATTGTTGTCGATAAGTATGGATAATTCCGTATAGTTTTTCTTTACATTTTGATACGGCGAATAACTTACCGTCATCATGTCCACGCGTATAGTGATGTTTTCTTTCTCCTGCTTCATCCATCATTTCTGATACCTCTTAGCTCGCCACCCACCCGCTGCGCGTATCGGCCAATCTGCCGCCCATGATGGTAGTGTGGTCATAATGGATTCCAATTCTGCTACACTTCCCCAACCTTCAGGAATTTCACAAACAATTTCATCGTGCACATGCAATACGACAGGGTATCCACGCTTCTCTAGTTGGACGATAGCGTGGGCGAGTATGTCGCGGGCTACTGCTTGTACGACATTCTCAACCAAACGGGCCCCATATGTGGTCATACGAGTCCAACCAATAGGGCCTTTTGTTCCGTCTGAGTTCCAGCCCTCAAAAGATAACTCCATCGTTCCTGGCCTACGCGAGCTAGGAGCTATCTGTGGACGGTGATAGGTAAGATGTCTGCCCGAAGGTAGGCGGCAATATAGGACATCGCCACGGCGTATATACGAGATTGTACGGTACGCAAATTCTTGGTTAGGATGTAATACAGCCATATGCGCGCAAGTTTCTGTTTCCTTCCATAGTTTAACAATCATGGGGGATGCGTTACGCCATGCTTTAACTGAGGAAATAATCTGTTCTTCCGTAAGAAATTCGTCAGCTTTAAAATTTAACCATGATCCGAGCCAACCGCCATAACCTGAATTATGCACGAGCATATGCCCACTAGTTGTTTTTATCGTGAAGCGATTCCTTGGGCCCGCATTTACAATGTCGTAGACATTCTTCAAGTTGGTCAATTCGTTTTTGCATGTCGGGTATTGCTCTTCTATTAAGCATGTTTTCTGATCTACTGACGAAGCGGATATTACCTGGCTGATATCCTTTTTCTCCGTCGATTCTATCCATGTCGAGTAATGGGTTATCCCAACCCTTGAGGGTGATAGCATGCTTAAGGAATTCAGTCCTATCTGGATTTCTCCATTCTTCACAAACACTAATGCCTCTAGCACCATAGTTATAATAGCTGACATTCGTTTTACGATGACATCTGCTAATCGCACTACTAAGCCTAGAAAATAATCTCCTACGCAACGCAAATTCAGGAATGATACGTGAGTACTTAGAATACCCTTTCTTTCTTTCAGCGCCTGGCATTCTATACTTATTTTTTGCGCAAGATTTACAACGTGTAGACCTTCCGGTTCGTAAATTTCCGAGGTACGGAGTCGAGAAGTTGCCACAGGAGCATTGACAGTTCGCCAGTTTATCGCCTTTTTTTGTACGGGCATTGGCATTAATAAAGGTAAATTCTCCGAACCGATCTCCAGGGCTAGGTTCAGGGTACTTATTTGCGAAACGATTTCCTCTGCCGTCCTCCACTTTAAACCTATACTCACGGGGTGGTTTGGGGTTAATGTTACTCCGTCCATCACTATTGTATGTCTTAACCCCTTGCTTATGACGCCCTTGTGATGCACCCATTCTACCCCATCCCATACTTTATCCGATTTAGTAACGTCTGTTATACGCACGTAACCTCTTGACGTCAAGACTTGCGTATCACTGGCGAGACAAGCCAACTCCGCTACTTTTCCTAGCTTTCTCAGGTCGTGATGTTTCCCTGTTTCTTTTCTAAATTGTAGGATTTCTTGTAGAGGCACCCCACTAATCAAACTGGCAGAACGTTCGTATATCTTTCCTGCGCCGTTGAACTCTTCTATACGCCACTCTTCACCTGCAAGTACCGCTAAGCATATCCCTTCAATAGATGAATAATCAGAGCTAACGAAGTCTTTACCTTCCGCAGATATAAACATCCCACGTAAGCAACCTGATACTGTGGCTATCGCTTCACCGAAGTACATCTCCACGCAAGATAAGTTACGTGTCGCTATGATACTTAACGCGTTCTCAATCGCTAAAGTATTCCATTCTATTTCTTTAGTGTTAAGTCCCCCGCACCAGAAACATACCTCTACGGCAGAATGTTTACCACAAGTTGCGCACTCCCATGCTCTCATCCAAGCGTTGTTCGGTAGGTTCTGCGGTTGTACGCCTTCCCCACCTGCACGACCAGTGCGTGCTGTGTGGTAAACAAATAGATCCCGCATACGTCCGTCAGCAGAAAGCCTGTTAATCATAGCGTACAGTTTCTTAACTGCTGCGGACCCTATGAGTTGGCGTATCTGTAATACTCGATGAACCTGTGGAGGCAACAACGTCTTAAGTAATCCATCGATATGTGCCTCATCTAACGACTTGCTGAATACGCCATAGCTATTCATCCATTTAGTAATGCGAGCTAGTTGCGATACTGCAGTTACCGCGCCATTAGTGAGAGCAGGTATTTCAGAATTGTATTTCTCATAAGCTTGTTCTACGATAGCGATGCAATTCTCTATGGCCTTACGATCCATACGCACACCACGACGATTTATAGCTTGGTCAGCCAACCAGAACTCTAACTCGGTAGGCGACAGATCTGGTATCTGGCCTGATAACTCAGCCTCAGCTTTGATATCCACAAGGTTGTACTGCTGCATAAGTACAGTATCTGAAGGGTTATCACGTAGCTCATTCCACACACCAGCGTTAGCTTTAGTTGGTTTATGTGGCTCGCAGTATCGTTTGATTAAACGCTTACCGTCAGCAGCTAGTTTTTTATTTTTGATATTAAGTACGCGTCCAGCTTCCTCAAGTGACGAAGGAAGAGAAAAAGCCCGCGATTTAGCTGCAGCGCACCTAAGGCTATGAATCGCAAGAGGAGGAAAGTTATAACGACGCACACAGACATTGTTCCATATATAGAATTCAAAAGCCGAGTTCCAAGCTTCAATTAAACCTCCTCCCTGTAAATGTATAAATAAATCTAAGGGGGCTGGTTCACCTGGTTTCCAAGTACGTGAACCGAACCCGTCTTTTAAATCATAAGCCATGCAGAGTACTTCACAACCTGGATGCTCACTATAAACAGAAGTACCTACAACACGTAGCCCCTTGGCGTTTGCCCCATGTGGCGGGACGAACGTTTGTCCATCCCAGACATGACCTGCAGGTGAACGTGTTTCAAAGTCGATATCAGGAAGTACTGTGGCCACACTGAGTCCAGCGATAAGAGTGTCGCCAACACGTAAATCATCTGGTGGTCTTGGTATCATGGGTGCATCCGTGGTAAACCAACGTTATTTTCTTGTCAGGGTGGATATTGAGATAATGCTTAAACGCGTTAGTCTTGTTGTCAGCTTCTACTTGTACTTCATCATTTATCTGTATCTCGAATAGCATTGTGTCTCTCCAATCTACGTAGTTCTATCCAATCATTCTTTCGCTTGCCATCGAAATCCACATAAGCAAGCCCAAATTTAATTTGTTTAACTGTACCGAAGTACGGTTCACCTTTGAACCGTACGAGTACTCGATTATTAACATCGACCATTATGCTGTTGGCTCCGTGGGGTTAGATGCAGGTGCAGTCACCGATGCAGTAGTCGCAGCAGGTGCAGTAGTCACGTCCCCAGTATCGGTAGCAATAGTCGCAGGGGCATCCTCCGTTGAGCTAGCAGTCACAACCGTATCGGCAGTTGCAGGTGTAGCAGTGTCCGTTGTGTCTGCGTGGGCATCCTCCGTTGAACTATTCACAGAAGCACAGGCTCCCGCACTCTCCGCAGAATCCACAGCAGAGGTAGCAGTCACAACCGTACCAGCCACAGGCGGGGCATCTTCAAACACAGCTTCAATTTTAGCAGCAGTCTTTTCCACATGTTCCTCAGTAGCATTAATTATGTGGCCAAGAATATCTTTTATTTCATGTAACAATTCACGTAATTTTTCAGCGTTAATAATCATGGTTGCATATATCCTTGTTGTACGAGTTGAAGATCTGTCCAGCCTAAGTTCACGTATTCTTGATACGAAGCGGTAGCACGTTGCGTCATTACACGTTGTGGTGCAACGGGCGCAGGCGGTGGCGGCGGCGCAAGAATAGCTGTGTGCGGAGGTGGTACAGGAGTAGGTGTAGCAGGGAACGCCGAGTTAGTTGGTACGACAGTGACACCAGCAGGTAGTGGCGCTTCACCAAAGCCAACAGAATCAGGATCTACACCTGTGAATATCAAGTCACCATGCGCACGGTAGCAAACCATACCATGATTAATGTGGACACCAGGCTTTTGCTGCGATTCATTATCAACCACGTTACCGGAAATCTGTACGTACATCCCTGGCATGATTGCATTCTCTGTTAAGAATGGTTCTGTCTTACCAAGAGAATTTAGCTTGAGTAATGTAGGCGCATGACTACCACTGAATTTAATAATCCAACAGCCCGCAAAGCCTTCACACTTAGCTGGGACTGTTCCTTTGCCATTCGGTATTAAAGAATCACCGTCTGTAATTTTCCATGCGAAGCTGGGTAATGCAATTTGTGCTTCACTGAAAGCTTTACGGGCTACAGCTACAATCTTTGCTCCCCAAGGTGTAGCAGACCAATGCGCTTCCGCACCTTTAGGAACAGCTAAAGCCATGTAGTAATTCTTACGGGGTTGACCAACATTATCGCCGGATTTATAAACTAGCGGTTTACCTTCGCCATCTTTGGTGCTTGCTGTGTAGACTGATCCCTGGACTAATCGTCCTACAGGAGTAACTATTTCTTCTCTATTTGCATTAGCCATATTACTTGCTCCATTGTTATTGAGTTGCTAGATTAATCGTTAGTGCTGGTGTTGTCAATAGTATTTTGGGGTAGCCCGCAAATAACACATGGCCCTACTAAATCACCTATCATAGAACCTTCTCTGCGCTCTACCCGATACTGGTGATTACATTTGTCTGCGTACTTAACCATTGGTTGCAGTAGCCAGCCTAGATCGCTAACTAAGTTGCCAGCCGTCTTTTATACGGGGATTAACTGCTTTGTCATGCTTTATATTGCAGTTAGATGCTACCGTCGAATACTCAATTATCTTCATGATTCACCCGTGGCTCTGCATCTTTCACCATTAACTGCAGATACACAACGCGTGATACACGTGTAGTTTTCTCTTGGAAATTTACACGTTCGATACACACTGGGCCTTGTTCGTAATACCCCTGCTTTATCCACACACTTGCTTGATGCTTTACTTCTGCTTCCGTGAATGCTGAAACTACCACTCTTCTCTCCTGTGTCGATGGCTCACTGTTACTCATGCTTACTCTTCTTTAGATATTCATCTAACTTTTTGTTTAATGCGGCTTCTATTTTTGGCGGGATATTAGATTGCTGCAGGTACGTACCACCAGCCATGAGATACATAGTTTTTTGACTTGGCACGAAAATTGCTAGA